ACCTGTACCAGCGCATTATTGATGAATACGGGCCAGACAGCTATCAAGCCAGTGTCGAAGTGTACGGTAACTTTCCGTCAGAAGGTGACGATCAGTTCATCGGCAGCAATCTGGTCGATGATGCCATGAAGCGTCCACCGGCTAAAGACACAAGCGCACCGATTGTTATTGGAGTTGACCCTGCACGCTTCGGGGCTGACGCTACCGTCATCGCCATACGGCAGGGCCGTGACATCCTAGAGTTGCGGAGACACCGCGGCGCGGACACTATGGAAGTGGCAGGCCATGTCATCGACGCCATAGAGCAGTTCCAGCCGGCGCTGGTCTGCATCGACGAAGGCGGACTAGGCGCAGGCGTCGTAGACAGGCTGAAGGAACAGCGGTACAAGATACGCGGCGTGAACTTCGGCAATAAGGCCAAGAACCAGACGATGTGGGGTAACAAGCGCGCAGAGATGTGGGGCGCCATGCGTGACTGGCTCAGAACCGGCCACGTGCCCACAGATAGGTTTCTGAAAACAGACCTCATCAGCCCCAAGACAAAACCTGACAGCCGGGGGACACTGTTTCTAGAAAGCAAGAAAGATATGAAGTCACGCGGGCTGGCCTCGCCAGACGCAGCGGACGCCATAGCGGTCACGTTTGCATTTCCTGTAGCATCTACTGATCCGCGTCTGACACGCGTTGACAAGCATCGCACAAGAGGCTATTCTCCCGCGGGAGTTTCTACTGGATGGATGGCTAGCTAATGGCTGACAAAAAGAAATCAGTGTCGCTATCCGTTGGCAGAGGCGAGAAACTGCCTGTGTCAAAGGGTGCGGGGCTGACAGCCGCTGGCAGAGCCAAGTATAACGCTGCAACAGGCAGCAATCTAAAGGCGCCTGCGCCCAGTCCGAAGACAAAGGCTGATGCAGGACGCAAGGCGTCATTTTGCGCGCGTATGGGTGCAGTAGCTGCTAAGGCTAAAGACGGTGAGCGTGCCAAAGCTAGTTTGAAAAGGTGGAAATGCCCATGAAACCCGGTCTATATGCAAACATCAACGCCAAAAAAGCCCGCATAGCTGCTGGTTCCGGCGAGAAAATGCGTAAACCCGGTGCCAAGGGCGCCCCTACAGCAAAAGATTTCAAAGAAAGCGCCAAGACGGCCAAACCAACTAAGAAGGGTAAGTAAATGGCAGGCAAAAAGCCAACAATGCGTGAGAACATTTCGTCGCGTCCAACCGACAGTTCTGGTCGCCGCGCATCAAATGCCGACCTTGGTATAGGCGCTGGCGTTGCTGCTGCCCGCAAGGCAGCCGCTGAAAAGATTACGGCCCGCGAAGGTACGACAAGTTCTGCTGGCGGACGCGCAGCACCAAAAGCTCTTGGGGCTATTAGCAATAAAGAGCGTCAAATGTTAACGTCAGCGGCAGCAAAAATAAAACCTGCCGCAGCACCAAAAGCTCTTGGGGCTATTAGCAATAAAGAGCGTCAAATGTTAACGTCAGCGGCAGCAAAAATAAAGCCTGTGCAAATTATCCGTACCACTACGGCGATGAAGCCAACTCCAATGGGCAAAAAGCGTTAATTATGCCCCTTACTAAGTCACCCAGTAAAGCTGCGTTCCGCAAAAACATCAAAGCGGAAGTAAATGCTGGTAAACCTGTGAAACAAGCCGTCGCCATCGCCTACAGCGTGAAGCGCGCCGCCAGCAAAGGCAAGAAATAATCTATGGCCGACCCCACAGGCATTGAAGCGGCAGGAAAAGTTGCCAACGTAGGATCGAACGCACCTAAGACAACGGGCGACGATCACGATAAGATGGCTACCATGCGTAGCCGTCTTACGATGGCGCAGGCCGCGTATTCAGACAGCCGTGAGGACGAACTAGACGATTTACGCTTTATGGCTGGCAGCCCTGACAACCAGTGGCAGTGGCCTGCTGACGTATTGTCAACACGCGGAAGCGTACAAGGACAGGCAATCAACGCACGACCGTGCTTGACAATCAACAAATTGCCGCAGCACGTGCGTCAGGTAACGAACGAACAGCGTCAGAACCGGCCAAACGGTAAGGTCATCCCTGCTGATGACAACGCTGACGTACAGGTAGCCGAGATCTTTAATGGTGTGGTGCGCCACATCGAGTATATGTCAGATGCTGACGTTGCGTATGACACAGCCTGCGACAACCAAGTCACCTACGGCGAAGGTTACATTCGCCTGCTGACTGAGTATTGCAACGACGATACGTTCGACCAAGACATCAAGATTGGCCGTGTCCGTAACGCATTTAGCGTTTACATGGACCCAACGATCCAAGACCCATGCGGCTCAGACGCCGAATGGTGCTTTATCACCGAAGATATACTGAAGTCAGAATATGAGCGTTTGTTCCCTGACGCATCGCCAATCAGCACATTATATAGCCAAGGCGTCGGCGATCAGGGCATTTCGTCGTGGCTGCAAGAAGATACGATCCGCATTGCGGAGTATTTTTACAACATCTACGACTCTGAAACGCTGCATTTGTACCCAAATAATCAGACTGCCAAGGCTAACTCGCCAGAAGACAAGCAGCTTAAAGAAATGTACGGCAAACCGCTTCGCACACGCAAAGTAGACCGTAAAAAAGTCATGTGGATGAAGACCAATGGCTTTGACATTCTTGATGAGCGCGAGTGGTCGGGCAAATATATCCCCGTTGTGCGCGTAATTGGCAACGAATGGGAAGTTGACGGCCAAATATACATCTCTGGGCTTGTGCGTAACGCCAAAGATGCTCAGCGTATGTACAACTACTGGACCAGCCAAGAGGCAGAAATGCTTGCACTGGCCCCTAAAGCGCCGTTTATCGGTTACGGCGGTCAATTCGAAGGTTACGAACAGCAGTGGAAGACTGCCAACACGACCAACTGGCCGTATTTGGAAGTCAACCCAGACGTTACAGACGGCGCTGGAGGCGTTCTCCCGCTGCCTATGCGCGCACAGCCACCTTTACCCCAGACAGGTCTGATACAGGCTAAAATGGGCGCTGGAGAAGACATCAAGGCCACAACAGGCCAGTATGACGCGTCGCTGGGCCAGCAAGGCAACGAACGGTCTGCAAAAGCTATCGTTGCACGCGAAAAGCAAGGCGATGTTGGCACGTATCACTACGTTGACAACCTTGCGCGGGCAATTCGCTACATCACGCGCCAGATTGTCGATATGATCCCTAAAATCTACGACACACAGCGCATTGCACGCATCATTGGTGCTGATGGCGAAGTCAGCATGGTCAAAATGGACCCATCGCAGGAAGAACCAGTACGTGAAATTCGTGACCAAGAAACTGGCGGTCTGATTGAAAAGATTTACAACCCCGGCGTTGGTACATACGACGTTATGGTCACTACTGGCCCCGGCTACATGACCAAGCGTCAAGAAGCACTCGACGCTATGAGCCAGATTCTGCAATCCAACCCGCAGCTTTGGGCTGTTGCAGGCGATCTGTTCATTAAGAACATGGATTGGCCCGGCGCGCAGGAAATGGCAGAACGGTTCAAGAAAATCCTTGACCCTAAAGTACTTGCTACAGGCGATGAGTCACCTGAAATGGCCGCTGCACAGCAGCAAATGGAAGCAATGTCCCAAGAACTGAACCGCATGGTCGATATTATCGAAGGTGTGCAGGCTGACGTTGCGAAGCGTGAAGTAGACATTAAGGAATACAAGGCACAGGTAGACGCCTACGATGCGGAAACAAAACGTATCAGCGCGGTGCAAGCGGGGATGACAGAAGAGCAAATTCAGGATATTGTCATGGGGACGATTGCAGGCGCATTGGATACAGGTGATTTGATTAGCGGATCACCTGAAATGCGTGAGCAACCTGAAATGGACGAAGAAATGCCTCCGCAGCAACCAATGCAAGAAATGGGCGGTATGCCTGAGATGCCACCTGAAGGAATGATGGAATGACCGTAAGCCTAAAGCACACCTTTACGTCCGCTAAACCTGACAGCACTGACCCAACAATTGTTCAGCCGTCCAACTGGAACCAAGAACACGTATTGACAGCGGCTGCCGGTAAAGTGCTTGGCCGCGATACGTCAGGCGACGGTACGGTGCAGGAACTGCCAATTTCCGTTACGTCTGCGGGCAATGTCACTATACCTAATAACCTAGCCGTTACAGGTACACTTGGTGTTACAGGCACTACGACGGTTACAAACCTGAACGCTACAGGGACTGTAGGGCTTACCAACGCACTTGCTGTTACGTCTGGCGGCACAGGTGTTCAGACGTTGCCTGCTAACAACGTCTTGATTGGCAATGGCACATCGGCTGTGGCTTCCGTTGCGCCGGGTACTACAGGCAATGTTTTGACCAGCAACGGCACAGCGTGGACGAGCGCCGCCGCGCCAGCAGCCGTGGTGAGTTTCCCACAAAACAGCCAAACAGCAAGCTACACGCTACAAATAACTGATCAAGGCAAGCAGATCAGCATTACGACAGGCGGCATTATCATTCCCGCAAACAGTTCGGTGCCATTTCCTATCGGTTCGACAATATGTTTTTACAACAATAGCAGCAGTAACCAGATAATCAGCATTACAACTGACACATTGCGCGAAGCGGGAACTGCCAACACAGGCCCACGCATACTGGCGCAATATGGCTTTGCAACTTGCGTAAAAGGTGGCGCTACAACTTGGGTAATTTCAGGCGCAGAGCCATTCGCTGGAGAATACCTTGTTGTTGCTGGCGGCGGTGGCGGCGCGGGTTACGGCGGTGGTGGCGGCGCTGGCGGTTTTAGAACCGGAACATTTACGCCCGTTGTTTCTGGAACGGCACACACTGTTACTGTTGGCGCTGGTGGTGCCGGTACCAATAGTAGTGTCGCCGGTAACAGCGGAAGTAATTCTAATTTTGCAAGCCTTTTCCTCTCTGTTGGCGGCGGCGGCGGCGGCTCCCGCAGTGTACCGTTAGGTAAAGACGGCGGGTCTGGCGGCGGCGGCGGCGGCAACACTGGCGGCACTGGCGGCGCTGGCACATCTGGGCAAGGCAACTCCGGCGGCGGCGGCGCTAGCTATAGGGGCGGTGGCGGCGGCGGCGCGGGATCAGTCGGCGCCAACTCTGTTGCTTCAGGCGGCACCGGCAATGGCGGCGCGGGTCTGTCTAGCAGCATTAGCGGAAGCAGTGTCTTTTACGCAGGCGGCGGCGGCGGCACGACAAATCCCGGTGGTACTTCGACCGGCGGTGCTGGTGGCGGAGGAAACGGGGGCTACTCCAGCGCCACCTCTGGCACTGCAAACACCGGCGGCGGCGGCGGCGCTAGGAACAGCGCCGCTAACTCCGGTAATGGTGGGTCTGGAGTTGTTATTATTCGCTATCCCGATGCTTTTGCAAACGCATCAAGCACAACTGGCTCACCCACACTAACCACCACAGGCGGTTATAAAATCTATACGTTCAATGCGTCGGGAACGATTACATGGTAACGGATAATAGAAACCAGCAATTTGCGGTGTTTTGCGGCTTGCCCAGAACTGGATCAACCCTACTGATAAATATGCTTATGCAGAACCCGAATATACATGGGGAGGGTACATCACTTCTTTGTGAACTAATGTGGCAGACGCAGCAAACGTGTGATAATTACCCGCCTCTTTTTGCCAATCACCGGTTACATACGAAAAAAGATATTATGTCTGCGTTGCCCGGCTTGTACTATAAAGATGTGCGGAAACCTATCATAATAGAAAAAGGCCGGATGTGGTGTCACCCCGTAAACACAGCAATGTGGCGAGAAAACATTAATCCAGATCAGAAATTTGTTGTTCTTGTTCGGCCTATTGAAGACGTTATGAAATCGTTAGTCTCTTTGCGTATTAAGAATAATCATCAAGGCGACCTATACGAAGATTTAATGCAGCCGGGAGCAGAACCTATTTTTAGAACCGCAGCGGCCATTGCTCTTTGTAAAACCCAACCTCAAGAAAATTTTTTGTACATAGACTACAGGGACTTAGTTTCTCAGCCTCTTAAAGTTTTGGATTTAATCTACGATTTTTATGGCTGGGATAAATTTCAGCATAACGTCAAAAAAGTTAAGCAAGTTTTTACTGAGGACGACGCTCATCACGGTCTTGACGGTATGCACAAAATTAGAGAAACTATTTCTGTTAAAAAGGTTAATGTTGATCTACCGCCTAAAGTTGCCGAGTTTTGCGAAGAACTAAACAAAATGATTTACGATAAACAAATCGACGGCAAATGGGCCTTTAACAATTCTTAACAAGGCGAAGGCATTATGTCTCATTTTGCAAAAGTACAAAACGGTATCGTCACTGAGGTTCTGGTCATCGAGCAGGACGTTATCGACACGGGCGTCTTTGGCGACCCATCGCTCTGGGTGCAGACATCATACAACACCTATGGCGGTCAGCATCCTGAAGGGCGTCCGCTTCGCAAAAACTATGCCGGTGTCGGTTTCACCTATGACGCAGAGCGCGATGCGTTTATTCCGCCACAACCATTTCCGTCATGGATACTGAACGAAGACACTTGCTTGTGGGACGCGCCGACAGCCAAACCAGATGACGGTAAGACATATTGCTGGGATGAAGCGACCGTAGCTTGGACCCTTCAGCCAGAAAGTCCATCATTATGAAATGCGCTGATTTTATAGGCACACTGTTTCTGGCGCGTGACGTAGCGCACAGTACGCACCTGAACACACGCAGCTTTGCCAAGCACTCTGCGCTGAACACTTTTTACGATGAAGTGATTGAACTGGCTGACAAATTTGCTGAAGCCTATCAGGGCAAATATGGCCTTATCGGACCTATTTCGCTTATGTCGGCTAAGAAGACAAACAACATTGTCGAGTTTCTTGAAGGTCAAGTAGACGAACTGATGGAAATGCGGTATAAAGTCGTTGATAAGGAGTGTACCCCACTCCAAAACATTATCGACGAGATTTTTGGGTTGTACTATTCAACCTTGTACAAATTGAAATTTTTGGCTTAGGATAATACGTATGGCTGCAACATTTAGAAACTTAACCGCGACCGCACAGGTAAAGATTGGCCTTGGTAAACTGAAAGGTATTTTTGTATCTTCAGGAACCGCCCCAACTATTGCTGTTTACGACAGCGCGACGGCGTCCACCAGCGATCCAGTTATTTTAGGTACTTTTACTGCGACCACTCCCGGTAACTATACGTTTACTGGCGATGATGGCGGCGTAGGTTTTAGCAGGGGATTGTACGTCGTTGTCGGCGGCACATTACCCGTGGTATCTGTCTTTTACGAGTAAGTAATTCTCGAAAACCGTACTGGTGCGGCACATCAGGAACTCCATAGGAGTTACACATGGACGAAACAGTCCCCAACGTAGCGGATGCCTCCGCGCCAGAACTCGAAGCCACGGCAGCAATCGAGCCTGTAGAAAATACGACGCCGGAAACGCCTGCTGAACAGGAAGCAAATAAGTCCTTCACACAAGAAGAACTTGACGCAATTGTTGGCAAGCGCCTCGCAAGAGAACAGCGCAAATGGGAGCGCGAACAGGCTCAAAGAGCAGAGGAAGTACAGGCCCGCCAACAAGCAGGCTATGATATTACCCCTGATCAATTTGAGACTTATGAAGATTACGCAGAGGTTTTGGCCGAACGTAAAGCTGAAGAATTGTTGGCACGGCGAGATACTGCCCGTCAACAAGCTGAAATGCAGGATGCCTACCATGATCTAGAAGAGGCGGCGCGGGATAAATATGATGACTTTGAACAAGTCGCATACAACCCCAACCTTCCGATTACGGATTTCATGGCGCAAAGTATCCAAGCGTCAGACGCAGGCCCAGACGTTCTATATTATCTTGGCTCTAATCCGAAAGAAGCTGATCGTATCGCCCGCCTAGCGCCAATTTTGCAGGCAAAAGAAATTGGAAAACTTGAGGCTTCATTGTCCTCAAATCCGCCGGTTAAAAGAACTTCAAACGCCCCGGCTCCGATTGCGCCTGTCACAGCACGTTCTACTGGGTCAAACCAGTTTGACACCACTGACCCTCGTTCGACCAAGTCGATGAGTACGTCGGAATGAATCGAAGCAGAACGTATGCGGCAGATCAAGAAGTACGAGGCACAACGCAACAGATAATTTGGGATTATTACCATGTCTAACTCGATTTTAACAATTGACATGATCACACGGAAGGCTCTCGAGATTCTTGAGAACAACCTTGTGCTCACACGTAACGTAAACCGCCAGTACGACGATAGCTTTGCTGTCGAAGGTGCTAAAATTGGCTCAACCCTGCGTATCCGTCTTCCAGACCGTGCGCTTGTAACTGATGGCGCAGCCCTTCAGGTACAGGATGACAACGAGCAGTTCACAACTCTTGCTGTTTCCACCCAGAAGCACATCGGCGTCAACTTCACGACTGCTGAATTGACGATGCAGCTTGACGATTTCGCAGACCGCGTTCTCAAGCCACGTATCTCGCAGCTTGCTGCCAGCATCGACGCTGACGTTGCAAACTCGTTCTTGACCATCGGTAACACTGTCGGCACGCCCGGCGTTACGCCAGCTACTTCGGCTGTTCTTCTTGCTGCACAGCAGAAGCTGAACGAAAACGCTGCTGTAATGTCGCCACGCTATGCAACTGTTAACCCAGCCGCTAACGCTGGTTTGGTTGAAGGTCTGAAGGGTCTATTCAACCCAACCGACACGATCAGCAAGCAGTTCAAGAACGGTATGATGGGTACAGGCGTACTTGGCTACGACGAAATCAATATGTCGCAGTCAATCAAGCAGTTCACCACTGGTTCGCGTACTGCAACTGGCGGCACGACTTCGGCTGCTGTTACTACTGAAGGTGCAACCACCATCGCCATCACTGGTGCTGGCGCAACGACAACGGTTAAGGCTGGCGACGTTTTCACTGTAGCTGACTGCTTCCAAGTTAACCCGCAGACCCGTGAAAGCACAGGTTCGTTGTTCCAGTTCGTTGCTCTTGCTGATGTCACACTCAGCGGCGCAGGCGCCGGTAACGTAACTGTTGCACCGATCTACTCGGCTGGTCACGCACTTGCTACTGTCAACACGCTGCCCGGTAACTCCAAGGCAATCATCTTTGTTGGTACGGCTTCTACGCAATACGCGCAGAACCTTGTATACCACAAGGACGCTATCACCTTCGCAACCGCCGACCTTCTGCTCCCACAGGGCGTAGATATGGCTTCGCGTCAGGTGCATAACGGCATCAGCTTGCGCGTTGTTCGTCAGTACGACATCAACAACGACCGTTTGCCTTGCCGTATTGACGTTCTGTACGGTTACAGCACAATCCGTCCACAGATGGCTGTCCGGATGTGGGGTTAATCTAACACGGCCCCCGGTTTGCCGGGGGCCAACTATTTTAAAGGATTTTTACTATGCCTACTTTACCTAACGGCGCCGGCGGTTATCAACTCGGTGATGGTAACATTACCGAAGTTAATCTGACCACGTCAGCCATTCCCACTGCACTTACGGCAGCAACTACGCTAACCGCTAACAACTTGTCAGGCGGGATTATTGTCTACACTTCTGCAAGTGCTGCCAACCTTACGCTTCCTGCCGTCACCGCGGTTAACGCCGAAATCAGCAGCGCAAAGATTAACTCAGCGTTTGAGTTTTCTTTGGTTGCAACCGCCGCAGGCGTTCCTACTCTTGTAGTAGGCACCGGCTGGACCTTGGTTGGTTCAGGCGCCGGCGTTGCATCTCTCAGCGTATTGTTCCGCGCTGTTAAGACTGGCGAATTTACGTACAACTTGTATCGTATCGCTGGTTAATAAGTTTGCCCCGGCTTCGGTCGGGGCAACCTTTTCAGGAGAGAATAGATGGATACGGCTGGGGACATAATTAACGGTTCGCTTAGGCTGCTAGGCGTTCTGGCAGAAGGCGAAACTCCATCGGCTGAAACGTCGCAAGACGCCCTGCGCGCTATGGACCAGATGGTTGATAGCTGGAACACTGAACGCCTATCCGTTTTTGCAACGCAAGACCAAGTATTCACATGGCCCGCCGGCATCCTTAATCGCACGCTTGGGCCTTCTGGCGACTTTGTTGGCAACCGTCCTATCTTGCTGAATGACGCCACGTATTTCAAAGACCCTAGCACTGGCGTTAGCTACGGCATCAAAATGATCAACCAGCAACAGTATGATGGTATCGCGGTTAAGACCGTGTCCTCTACATTCCCGCAGGTTATCTTTACCAACATGACGTATCCTGACATTGAAATGTTTATCTATCCGCGCCCAACGCGTGCGCTGGAATGGCATTTCATTTCGGTTGAAGAACTGACGCAGCCTGCGACGCTCGACACAGTCCTGACATTTCCGCCCGGCTATCTGCGTGCGTTCCGCTATAACCTAGCGTGCGAACTAGCACCTGAGTTTGGCGTCGAGCCATCGCCGCAAGTCCAACGTATTGCGATGACATCCAAGCGCAACCTCAAGCGCATCAACAATCCTAACGACATCATGTCAATGCCATACAGCCTTGTAGCAACCCGCCAGCGGTATAACATCTTCGCGGGTAATTTCTAATG